CGCGCAGTATGACGCAGCAAATGCTTCAGGCTTTACTAGAGGAATTACATTACACATACCCTTAATATACCCTATAGCTTCATTAATAACGCATGATGACCCGTGTAGTTCGTCTGGATTGATATCTAGATGAACTTCTACAATTCTATCTTCTAAAACGTCTTGTAATTTAAGATATAATTCAGCAATTTTATAAACTTCATTCATCAGACGCATTCTTGGTCTGTCTCTTTTAACATCCCAATCACGTTCACGTTGAATTTCACCAAAAATCTTGCAACCATGTTTACCATTAATATGAACAACAATAGCAAGAGTATAATCAGCATACCATACATTGTCAAGATTGTATCTTTCAGAATCACCACCGATATAAATTCTTGTATCTGGTCCTTGTGCTTCGATGAATTCTTTAACTTCTTGAATATCAATAGTACGCATATTACACCTCTTATTATTATAATAAAAATATGGTGCGGGGTACAGGGTTCGAACCTGCGACCTGAACGTTGGCAACGTTCCGCTCTACCAACTGAGCTAACCACGCAATAAAACTGGCATCCCCCGTAGGATTCGAACCCACATTTCAAGGCTTTGGAGGCCCGTGTCTTGCCATTAGACCAGAGAGACATAAATCTTGGTACCTTCGACAAGAATTGAACTTGTAATGGTATATATTTTGGTACCCGATCCTGGGCTTGAACCAGGGACCTCCACCTTATCAAGATGGCGCTACTAAACCAACTGAGCTAATCGGGCAATGTAATCTTTTGTTAATTGTTCTTCTAAAAGAATGTATAACTTGATTTTATTTTGTTCTATTATTTTTGCTATTTTCTCTTCGTCTTGTTTTGCTTTGTAACTATTTTTAATATAATAAAGCACACTGTGGTATAGCCCATACATCGGCCAGATACATTGGCCTATTGCTTGGCAGGCGAATACTGATCGTCAGTGTGCTTTATTATACAGAGTGTTGCCACTCTGCAGATGGGGTCTAGGCCCCAACCAGTTGTCTGACTCCTCAGGTTACCGCCCTGAGTTTTATGCGACTGTCCGCCCTTTCAGTTATTATAGTGGACTACGGTACTCGTTACCTTCCCACTTACTGCTAAGAACAAAAAACCCAGGGTTTCTAGTCCTGGGTCCTTAAAGTTTACGATGTCAGCTATTGCTTAACCATCCCATCCTTCTCGGACCCTGCTGGTACCCTCTGGATTGCGATCACCATTAATCATTGTGGCAAAGGCACACAACGACCAATAGGATACTGATCCCTTGGGTTGCTGTGCTATTGACGAAGGTTTAATAGTGTGTGTTTTCATAGTAAAGTAATTATATATTTATTTAGTCTTTTTGTCAAATACTTCTGATTAAATTGTTAAAAAATCTGGTGGGGGTGGCGAGATTCGAACTCGCATGCCGAAGCGTCTGGGCTTAAACCAGGTGTGACTACCAATTCCACCACACCCCCTAACTGGTACGGCTGGAGGGATTCGAACCCCCAACTATTCGGGTAGAAGCCGAGTACTCTAATCCATTGAGTTACAGCCGCCGATTATTTATTGGTGCTCCCTGCTGGATTTGAACCAGCCCCTTACAAATTATGAGTTTGCGGCACTACCACTATGCTAAAGGAGCAACTAACCACTATTGTATATTAAATGCAATTATGTGTCAACTACTTATCTACGAGCCCGGCCAAGCCCAGAGTCGCCCTGGGCTGTCTGGGCCTTGTGGGCCTTGTGGGCCTTGTGGGCCCGTTTGGGTCTCACTTGCACCCGAACATTTTCAGGGTCCGGTGTTGCAGGTTCTTTTGCAGTTGCAGTCATTGGGGCTTCTGCATCTGTTTCAACTTCGGTTTCGGCATCGCTGGCACCATTCTTAAGAACTTTGAATACCAAGTTACCTTTACCTTGCGTACTCATGTAACTCTTATCGGCTCTCATCATCACCCCGGTAACTGTGTTACTAGGATAAACAGCGTTAAATCTTTCAAGTACGATTACATCACCTTTAACATTAGAAATAGTATAAATTTGCACTAATGCCGAGTTATTTAAAATCTCTGAAGCTGCTTGGCCAAAATTGGTATTTTCGTTTACATAATCAGCAACCCGATAAGCAATAGCAGCCAGCATGTGTTCGAGAGGAATAATCTTGCTCATGTCTCTAGCCTTACGATCTTGGTACATTTTTTCTAATTTAGGACTTAATAACCCGGCACCGATAATGTCGTCTTCTGGTCCCAACTTGGCTAGTGATTTGACTTGATTCTTTTCTTCAGAAGTAATCATTTTGAACATTATAGCCAAGTTAAGTGGGCCATCAACGTGTCCACTATCTTTGATAATCTGCAATATAGAAATAGTACTGGCATGTTTGATTAGAAGTGCTGCACCTTCGGGACTTTCACTTAATTCCTTTGCTGATTTTAAAAGATTGATAACACTAGCATTGGCACCATCTTTGGCCTTGCTTGATATTTTAATCTGTTTTCCTTGACTGTTTACCATGAGACTGTCATATAAGCCACCAGTGGGATCGTTATTAAAACTAATAGTACAGGTTTGATATCCGGCACCTTTAAAAAATCTATTTTCGGCATCAGCTGCATTTCCGTCCATGTGTTTTCCCATGACTAGAGCTATTGGCTGCAGGAGTTCGCAAAAGTAGTCACTAAATGCATCTGGATTCATGTTGCCCATGGGAATCTCTACGTTTTCACCTGATGACTGCATGAAAATACGCATTGCATTGGCTTCGTCACTGTCATTGCCAAATCGTGCCACAACTTGTTTCAGTAGTGTTTCTGGCGTATTGTCCCGAAACTGCTTCAATATGTCGCTGGGTTTGTATCCTGAACTTTCTTTTTTGGCCACTTTGCTTTGGTAGGTAAAGCCGCCCGGTAGCGTATTTGGAAAACTGTTTTGAGCACGGTTTGGGCTGATGCTTCTCATATATCGACCAAGATAATAAGTTTGGTCGGTATTATGCAATTGGAATCGAGCGATGGCGAATGCCTTGGAGCCACGAGCATCGTTAGCCCAGTGTATCATTTCTGGTGTTGTACCCAGGGCTGCGGCTGTCTGATCAATGGCCGCATTCATTGTTTCGTCGCTGTCGTAAGCACCGGATTTGGGATAGAATTCCAAGCCCAGGAACACCAGGTCATCGCCTTCGGGGTTAGCGAAGCGTTCTCCCGGCTTACGATTGGCCAAGCCCACACCTTCAAGTATGTCAATAAGTTCGCGCATCAGTTATTTATTGCTGGCGTCAATCTCTTACATAGTTCCAATCTTTGTCAAACCATTTAAAAATCATGTCTTCCTGCCGCACATGCCCGTACTGTGTCAACGATGCCACCACGCTGTCGTTTAAAAGCCCGGCCAGGGCGAGATCATGCCAACTGGTGGTGGCCGGATCCATTGGCTCCACATGACTTTTATATACCGCAATGCTGAGCCAGGGATCATTGATATCTTTGCTGATATAGCAGTCACGGCAATCAAAACCATTTACTGCCAGCATGTACATGAGATTGCAGGCATTATAATGATAATAGCACCCATTATAACTGCGTGTGACCGGACGATTGTATTCGTGACTCTGATGCTGTGGCACACTCAATAACAGCATGCCGTCCCGAGACATATTCTGGTTCCACACACGCAGGGTCTCCAGGGGATTTATTATATATTGGAAGGCGTCGTGGCACCAGATAAAATCAATGTCTCGCGGTATCAGACGCTGTTCAAAATTACCGGTAACGGCATGCACATTGGGCAAGGCGGCCACGTCGGGCTCCAGCTGGTATACCGCATCCACAGCATAGCAGACATAATTATGGGGCTCCGGCATATCATCACGAGTTTCACGTGTGGCCCACCAAGCCGTATCCAGACCAGCACCGCATCCCATATCGGCCACTACCTGCAGACTGTCCATGAAATCGTCATACTGATACAGAAGGTCTAGAATTCCCAGACTGTGTTGATGGCTGGCTTGACCGTTTTTAAATTGTGCCATGACCCAGTATCTCGATTATAACTTTGTCTTTCAATCTCTTTAAACGTGGCTCCAATTGATGGCAGGCTTCGGCTATTTCTAGATCCGACCCCCAGGACCGCTGTGTGGCTAGGTGACTGGCCCAGCGTCCGCATGATTCCTTTTCTATCTGTATGTCCACGGTGTTGTCCCGCGGGCGGGCCTGACATACCATATTGTATTCTTCCATCAATTGATCGGCACGATCGCGCCAGTTGATCATATTATCACATCCTCCATTCCGGCCGTACGCAGACGAGTAACGTGGCCCAGATTAAAATTCTTGCTTTCCAAGCCCTTCATAATACCCAGGAATTTGTTACGCAACAGTGCCACCTCGTTGATTATGGTTTCCATGTCGATAACTTCAGGTTCGGCTTCGGCATATTTTTCGGCATCACGTGATGTCAATGCTCGTGCATATCCCTCTAGGTAGGTACGATAGTGTCGTTGTCTGATTTTACGCAATTGAATATTCAAGTAGTTTAACACCGCCTCAATTTCCTGCAATTGATTAAAGCGGTGCTCGGTGATGCCGGGAAGTTTACTGAGATTTTTTTCTAGATTGCCATGAATCACCAGTTCGCCCCGAGCTGACATCATCTCGCCTTCATAATGAGTGATAAAATCTGGTATCACTGATAGGTCATTGACTATCCGATTATACCACATGATCTATCACCAATCTGAGTTGTCGTTGTCTTGATCTTCGTCCAAATCGTCTTCGGCATATTGCCGAAATGCTCTCTTTAGCACTGCGTCAGTGGACCCAAACTCTTTTAATTCCTGATCGCCCAGCATGTCTACCATGACACTCAACAAGTTATCGGCCGCTTCCTGCCGATCTTTGGCCGGTATATACTGTTTGAGAATGGTATATACTTCACTGAGAACCTCTACATCAATACTCATTCTGCGCTTTCCTCGTCCGTGGACACTACAGGAGTAACTCGGGTCTTGTCGGCGAATTCCTTCATGACCAGATCCATAATTCCGTTTTCATTGCGGTTCCACTCCTTGCGAAAATACTTATGCACTTCGCCTTTGATGTCGATATAAGCGTAGCGGTTACCGTCTTTTTTAATCAACTGGCGCTTCTCAATGAGGTCAAAAAATCCCGAATAGGGGTTCATACCGGTCTCATAGGGGATCTGAATTTCAATATCCTCAAAGGGTTTGGCATATCGAGTCTTCATGATTTTGCAACCTGAACGTATACCCAAAACCTCTGTGGTCTTGTTGCCGTCTTCATCAATTTTTAATTTGAGTTTCTTCATGGCCACCAATATACTGGAGGCGAATACGAATCCAGCACCGCCACTGACCACCGGATCGGGATTGTACATGTCCTGGCTGGCATAGGTGTGGTTGGTTGCCACTAGGCCAATGCCAAGGCTACCAAACATGTTTACACAATTGGTCACCAGAGCCTTCAATGCTCGTGGCTTGTGGCCCATGTCACCCTTCATACCGCCTGATTCAAACTGATCAACCTGTACCGGTGTCATCAACATACCCAGTGAATCTATTACGAACAACACCTTGGGTCGATCTTCTTCGGCTAGAGCTTTGTAGTCTTTGACAAAGGTAGAAATAGTTTTGGCAACATCGTCAATCATGGCCATATTGAGTTTTAAAAGTTTGTCCTCTGAGGTATCTACACCCAGTGCATGCAACCAGGACTCGTCCAGTGCATTTTCACTATCAATCAGTACCACATAGATGCCCTGCTCCTGTGCATGCCGCACTAGGTTGCCTGAACAAATAAAACTTTTGCCTGATCCAGATTCACCAGCAAATACTGTGACTTTACCCAAGGGCACACCCTTGTGGAAATCTCCAGAAATCAGATAGTTCAACGCATAATTGCCGGTGCTGATCCAGTCAGTGGGGTCATGAAAGCCCACGCTGAGGCCTTCGATTGATTTAGTAATGTCCCGGCGGAATTTACTCAAGTCGTAGGGTTTTTTCATTTATAATCCTTATTGAAGATACTCGGGCACACGGTGAGCAATTCCGTAGTGGCCCGAGCTATTGGTTACTGCTGTCGATTACTATTTGCGATTGCGGATCATGGCCAAGATATCCTCGGCACTCTGACTTCTGGGTTTACTTGTCGGAGCTGCTACTGGTGCAGTGGCGACAGGTGTATCCTCATCGGGATCATATGATTCGTCCGCCATTTCTGGTGCTGGAGTCGCTGGCGATGCTGTTTCCGAGCGGGCCGGAGCAGTTGCCGAATCGGCTGGTCCGTCATTGCGGAAGCCGCTGGGCTTGTAGTAATTGCCCCAACGATCAGGATCATATGGCTGTCCATCCACTGACGCTTCGAACATTTCCTTGATGATCTTGAGCTCGACATCGCTGGGTTTGTTGGGTAGAAAATCACCGAGATTATGGAGACCAAAAGAATCAATGGATGCTTGTTCTTCTGAAGTCAGTGCTGTTTCCTTGCGAGCCCATGTGCTGGTACTGTAATCAGCATAACCGCCCTTGCTGGTTTTCTTCACGTTGAAATCCAATCCATGGAGAGTATCAGTTGGGGTGTGTTCCAATTCTGGATCCATAAGTGCATTCTTGACCAGATTGAAAATCTGTGGGCTGATTATAAAACGCCGGATGGGATTTTCTGGTTTTTTGTCGTCGCCAATGGGATTGGTGCGCACAAACCCCTGGAACAAATACGATTTTTTCTTCCAGTATTTGCGACCCATTTCTTCCAGACCTGGGTCTTTGAACCAGGGGCGAACTTCTGCCAGGATAGGGCAGGGAACATCACGCCCATACATTTCCATGCAGGGAACTTGAACTGTCACTGGTTTGCTATCGGTCTGACCACGAATGCCAGCAAATGG